AAGCCTGACCAAGCGTGAAGCCGAAATTGCGGAATTGTTCGCATGGGGCGCAAGCAAGAAAGACATTGCGGAACGCCTTTTCATTTCGGAACGGACGGTGGAGAATCACGCCCGGAACATATATGAGAAAACCGGGTGTTCCAAAGTCAATGAATTATCCGCATGGTGGTTTTGCACGAAATTCCACATTTCCTTTGACTTGTCGCCCCTGAAACGCAAGTTCATTGCAACAACACTTGTCGCCTTGCTGATACCGCAAATCTTCAATTTCGACAATGTGGCAATCAGAGTACGCACAAGGAACACTTGCCGGACGGTTCGGGTGGCAAGGTCAAGACGGAAGTTTGAAGATGACTTTGCAACGGTCGAATTTTAACTAACAACTAAAAATTTCGCAACAATGAAAGAAGAAACAAAGAAACAAGTCAGAATCGCCATTGTCGGTTTGTTCGGTGTGCTTGCGTTGATATGCGCAACATCCGAACCAATAAACCAAGAAACATGGTTTAAGGACTTCTTTATCAGCAAGACGATTGCCGCCCTTTTCGGGTATGTCGCATACAGGCTTGCGAAGTATTGGGAATCAAAGGGGCTTTTGCCTGAAATGGATGATGAAGTATGATAAAAATTGACCCAAATACAAGGATTATCGACTTGACGGTTGGCGAATTGATGGAGTTGATAGAATCCGCGCAAGCGGACAAGGCAGCACCGCAAGCACCGACCGCGCCCGAAAAACGGTATGTCTATGGTATCGCCGGGATTGCCCAAGTGTTCAATTGCAGTATGACAACGGCAAACAGAATCAAGGCAAGCGGACGGATTGACCGGGCAATCAAGCAAAACGGGCGAATTATCATTGTCGATGCCGACCTTGCTTTGGAACTATACAATAACAATAAATAATACGCAACAATGAAACAGGTAACATTAAAATCTTTGACCCTTTGCAACTTCAAGGGTGAAAAGGAACGGACAACGAATTTCAACCCGGATGTCACCACAATATCAGGTGGCAACGGTTTGGGTAAGTCAAGGCATTTCGATGCTTTCATTTGGCTTCTTTTCGGCAAGGATTCCAAAGACCGAAAGGATTACGAAATCAAGACACGCATTGACGGCAAGGAATTGCACAACGTTGAATGCAGCGTTTCGGGTGTCATTGTCGTTGATGGTGAGGAAATCAGCTTGAAACGTGCCTATATTGAAGATTGGGTAAAACCCCGTGGGCAAGTCGAAAGGGTGTTCAAGGGCAACCACACCGAATGTTGGTGGAATGAAACCCCGGTCAATGTCGGCGAATACGCCAAAAGGATTGAAGCAATCATTGATTCATCCGTGTTCAAGATGATAACCAACCCGGCATTCTTTGTCAATATGCCGTGGAAGCTGCAACGGGAACAACTTTTTCAGCTTGCCGGAACAATCACAGATGCCGAAATTGCTTCAATGAAGCCCGAATTTGCCCTTTTGCTTGACAAGATAAGCGGTAAGTCACTTTCGGACTTCAAAGCCGAAATTTCGGCACGGAAGAAGCGTTTGAAAGATGATTTGGCACAAGTCCAACCAAGGATTGACCAAACTTATAAGATGATGCCCGAAAATGAAGATTTCAACGCCCTTGAAGTGCAAATCCAAGTCATTGACGATGAAATCAAGGACATTGACAAGGCAATCAGTGATGCAACCGCCGCAATCCGCAAGGAATATGAAGCGGAACAGGAAAAGCAAAAGGCGGTGAATACCTTGAAATCAGAGTGCCAACAAATCATTTTCAAGGCAAAGCAGGAAGCACAGGAAGCCGCATTTGAAGCCAATGCCCGCCGCCGTGAATTGGAAAGCAATATCAAGGCAAAGGAAAGGGAATTGGCGACCACCAAGCGTGAATTATCTTCTTCACAAAAGGAGCAAGAACGGCTTGAAAAAGAGATTGAAAAATTGAGGTCGGAGCAAGACACCTTGCGCAAGCGTTGGTTTGAGGAAAACGGCAAAGTCTATGAGGGTGAAACCACTTGCCCCCATTGCAAGCAGGAATTGCCCGCCGCAATGATTGAACAGGCAAGGGATGTTTTCACAAAAGCACAAGCCGACAAATGCAATGAGATAACCGCCAAGGGAAAGGGAATTGGCGAAAGAATCAAGGAACTTGAAAAGGAAATCGAGGATGTGAAAAAGGACATTGAAACATCCAACGCAAGTGTTGTTTCCATCCAAGCAGCCATTGACGCATTGAAAGCCGAATTTGTGTCTTTGCCGCTTGTTGATGCCGCCGCCGTTGTTCCTGAATCAATCCCGGAATGGGTCGAAAAGCAAGCGGAAATCAAGGAAATTGAAGCCACCATCAAAACGGAACAAGCAAGTTCCGCCGACACGAGCAAGGCGCAAGAAAGAAAGTCAGAGTTGAACAAGACCCGTGATGAACTGAAAAAGCGTCTTGCCAATCGTGACACAATCAGGCGTTACGAAGATGAAATCAAAGACCTTGAAAAGAAAGGCAAAGACCTTGCCCAACAAATCGCCGATGCTGAAAAAGAAGAATACACGGTTGAGCAATTCACCAAGACCAAGATTGACGAATGTGAAAGTCGCATTAACGGGATGTTCAAGCACGTGTCTTTCCGCTTATTCGATTACACCCTTGAAAACAATGCCGTTGAAACGTGCATTCCATTGATTGATGGTGTTCCTTATCCAAGTGCGAACACCGCCGGGCAAATGAATGCCGGGCTTGACATAATCAACACGTTGTGCAAGTTCTATGGCGTTTGCGCCCCGATATTCATTGATAACCGGGAATCGGTCAATGATATTATCGAAACAGAAAGTCAGATTATCAACCTTGTTGTCAATAAGGACAACTTTTTAACAATCAAATAAATAACGCAACAATGGAAAAGAAAATTGAGAAAGGCGAATTTATTTCACAGGTGGAAACATTCGCACGTATGATGTCAGAAATGACAAGTGAAAAGGATGGTGTAAAGCGCGGTCTTATAATCCTTGCGTCCGAATCCGTGGAAAGTGAGGATGGCACAAAACAGATTGTGGCGGTCATGGGGCATGGCGGAAAGGTCGTTGAATCAATCGCCGCATTAGCGTTGCAGGAAAAAGGCAAGGAACTTATTACGGCAGGAGTAAAAGAAGCCGCCTTGAAAGAACTTATTGAAAAATTCGGGGGGGGGTATCTAACACTATTCATCAACAAGTAAATTGAACAGATATGAACGAAATTCAGAAAACAGAAAAGCAGGGGCAAGCATTGACGGTTGCCGCCCCCGTGCAAGTCGGGTTCAACTTCTTTGACCCGGTGCAATTTGAAACAATGCAACGTGTGTGCAGGATGTTTGCCAATTCGGAACTTGTGCCGGATATGTACAAGGTGACGGACAAAAACCCAATCGAAAAGGCGATGGCAAATTGCATGATTGCCATTGAGATTGCCCAACGTATCGGCGCAAGCCCCTTGATGGTCATGCAAAACATGGTGCCGATATACGGCAAGCCGTCTTGGTCTTCAAAATTCCTTGTCGCCACCGTGAACACTTGCGGACGCTTCAAGCCCTTGAAATACCGCTTCACCGAAAAAGGGATGCTTGGCATGGTTGATTATGTCGAATACACGAAAGTATGGGTGAACGGTCAGAATGGACGGGGATATTGCAAGAATGAAGCAACGACAAAGCAATTTGACGGCCGCAAGATTGCCGACATCGAATGCGTGGCGTACACGACCGCAAAAGGGTCAGATGAAGTTCTTGAAAGTTCGCCCGTTTCAATCCGCCTTGCCATTCAGGAGGGGTGGTATACCAAGAACGGTTCGAAGTGGCAGACGATGACAAGACAGATGCTGATGTATCGTGCCGCGTCATTCTGGACTAACGCCTATGCGCCGGAACTCTCAATGGGTATGCGGACAGTCGAGGAATACCGAGATATAATGGATGTGGATTATCAAGAAGTCGGGGCGGAAGTTGAAGCCGAAAAGCACGACAACGCCAACAAAATGCAAATCGGTGTGGATTTGGCGCAAGGTAACGACAAGACCACGGCGACAATGATTGACCCGGAAACGGGCGAAATCAAAGCGGAGCATGATGCCAATGCCGAAACGCCAAAAGAGGAAGCGGCACAAGCACCGACACCACAACCCCAACCCGGTTTCTAACAAACAATCAAAATCCGAAAGGCTATGGAATTGAAGATTTTGGGTTCGAGTTCAAAGGGCAATTGCTACTTGCTTGACAACGGCAATGATTGCTTGATGATAGAATGCGGCATTCCTTTCAAAGACGTGCAAAAGGCGGTCAATTTCGGCATTTCCCGCATTGCTGGTGTAATTATATCACACGAGCATGGCGACCACGCCAAACACGCCGGAAAGTGCCTTGAAGCGCAAATCCCATGCTATATGTCGCAAGGCACGAAAGACGCATTGCATTTGCCGCAAACCCGGCTTGTCCGTGTGATGGAAGAATTGAAAGTGTACGAAATCGGCAATTTCAAGGTGCAACCATTCGCAACCCAACATGATGCCAAAGAGCCTTTCGGATTTTTGATTTACCATAAGGAATGCGGCATGGTCTTGTTCGCAACTGATACATATTACTTGCATTACACCTTTCAGGGATTGAATAACATCTTGATTGAATGCAATTATCGTCAAGACATATTGGATGCCAATTGTGAAGCGGGCAAATTGCCGATGGCGTTACGGGCAAGGACAATGAAAAGCCATTGCAGCTTTGACACTTGCCGGGAAACATTGCTTGCAAACGACTTGTCAGGCGTGAACCATATTGTCTTGATACATCTTTCGGATGGCAATTCAAACGCAAAGGAGTTCAAGCAAGGAATCGAAGAAGCAACGGGCAAGACCACCCACATTGCCGAAAGCGGAATGACAATTTCAAATTTCAATAAATCACCATTTTAATTTTCAGAACATGAAGAAGTTTCTTTTAAGACAAAAAGGCATTGAAAAAGCCATTGGAAAATTTGATTCAAAGATTGAAGCCGTTGATGTGATGGATGGTTACATTACGGACAACAACGATGAATTGGATTCAGACGATGAGGGGTATTTGACCCCGTTTGATTTCACCCTTGACGAAATCGAGGAAAGGGAAATCAACGAATGTGTGACCAACTACGAGGAAGCCCGGAAGTATCTTGGCGGCAAGCCCAATGCGGACTTTTCCGTTACAAAGAAGCTGCAATCAAACAATTCTTTGGATTTGTCCGGCGTTGCCCACTTGGTTGATGAAATGAACCCCCGACACCTCAAAGCCCTTGCCGCATTGAACAAGTTGTTCACCATTGCGGAAGCATGGAACAAAGCGGATGATTTCGTGCCGGATTTCAGTGATTCAAGCCAATATAAGTATTTCCCTTGGTTTGTCTATGACAAGGATGCTGCGGGGTTCGTGTGTGCGGGTACGCATAACGCGGCTACGGCTACGTTTGCGTATATCGGTTCTCGGCTTTGCTTCAAAACCGCAAATCGCGCACGGCGGTTCGGCGAAAAGTTCGCGGACTTGTACAACCAAGTTTTCCTTTTCAAATAGTATAATGTTTTATAGTAAAACAAGGTGTTATGGAAAAGGAACTTGGACAGGAATACAAGAATCCCATCAAGCGGGAAGCATTCCTGAAAGACAACTGCGATTCCTGTGAAAACAAGGGGTATATGAAGCCATATACCCCGGAGGAATTGCAAGGGCATAAAGAAATGCTTGCAAATGTGTCAATCGAAATTGCGGAAATTGAAGCTGAAAAGAAAGCCGCGATTGAGGTTTTCAAAGGTCGTCTGAAACCTTTGCAGGAACAACGCAACCAGATGGTGTCAAACATCAAGGCTAAAGCGGAATATGTAAATGAAATATGTTACAGGTTTACCGACCAGGAAACCAAGGAAACCGGCTATTACAACAAGGAGGGGAAATTGATTGAAGTAAGACCCGCAACAGCGGATGAACTGCAAAGAACCATATTTGAACCCCTGCGGCAATTGAAGCCGGAAAAGACAGGAACAAATGACTAACAAAAACATCAAAGAAAATGGAAACTGAAAGAATACAAATCAACCTTGCGCCCGGAATGAGCAAGGCGGAACTGATAATCAGGGAGGGTGAAGCACCCGCACCGCTTGACCCGAAAGCCCCCGTCAAAACGAATATCACAGGTGTTATCGGAGCGGTTGCCGAATATCTTGACAAAAGGATTGACAAGGGTCAGTTTGACCAAAAAGATTGCCATATCCTTGTGAATCGTGAAAAGGTGGAAATAACCCTGATAATCAACGAAACCGATGAATACAAGCGCGGTCAAGTAATCGGGAAACTTGCCTACAACCCCAAGTTCATAGAATTTGGAATCAATAGTGGCAAGGTATGGACACCGACCGAACTTGGAATGTTCATCAAGATGAACCGCGCTTTCTTTCCCGACCGCAAGGTGAACATGGACTTGGTTACAAGCCTGATGAACTTTACCGCCGATGTGAACAATAAGATTGAAAGGTCTATGCGTGAAAACGGCAATCTGGTGGATAATTTCGCACAAGTTGTCAATTCCAATTTGCCGGAATCATTCATTATCCGTATGCCCCTTTTCAAAGGGATGCAGCCTGAAACAATCGAGGTGGAGACATTCGCACAAGTGAACGGGCGTGATGTGGCATTTATCCTTATATCGCCGGGAGCGCAAGTGACACTTGAAGATTTGCGCGACAGGGTTATAGATGAACAACTGTCAAGAATCCGAGAGATTGCGCCGGAAATAGCAATTATTGAAGTCTGATGAACCAATGATGCCCCCGGCTTGCCTTTCGGCAGGTCGTGGGGTTTAACAATCGCAACAATGATGAAAGATACATTCTATTTCCAACACGACTACAACGCAAGGAATGACCCCAAAATAATAAAGTTGATGAGGGTTCACGGACTTGCAGGGGTCGGCGCATATTGGTGCATTGTGGAACAACTGTACCAGAATGGCGGCAAGTTGCCGTTGGAGGAATGCGAAAGTATTGCATTCGCGTTGCACACGGACACACAGAGCATCGAAAGCATCATAACGGACTTTGACCTGTTCCACAATGATGGGACGATATTCTGGTCGGACAGTATCAATAAGCGCATTATCCGCCGTCAGGAAATCGCGGAAAGCCGCAAGAGAGCCGCCGAAACCCGTTGGAAAAATGCAGTTGCAATGCAAATGCAGTCCAATTGCAAAACACACGCAATTCTGGGCATTTCTGACAGTGGTGATTCGGATGAAAAAAGGGGCGAAAATGGGGCTGATTTGAGCGAAAAAGATGCAAATGCAATGCAAAAGCACCCCAAATCAATGCAAATGCAATGCAACGAAATTGACTTAAATAATAAAGATATAAATAATATATACTCTTGTAAACAAGAGAGTGAAACTGGCGTTTCACCCAAGGTTGATTTTGACAAGATTATAAATCTATATCATTCTATTTGCAAGTCATATCCGCGCATCCTGAAACTGTCCGACAACCGCAAAAGGAAAGTTGAAATCCGCTTTGTGGACGAAATGAAGTGTGATTTCACCTTGCTTGAAACCGTGTTCCGCAAGATGGAGGAATCCAAGTTCTTGCGCGGCGACAATCCGAGAGGGTGGAAAGCGACATTCGATTGGCTTTTCACCAACGACAAGAATTGGTTGAAAGTCGCCGAGGGGAACTATGACAACAGACCGGAAAAAACGGCAAAAAGAGTATCAACACCAAACGCGAACGACGAATGGCAATAATGACTATCGAGGAAGCCTTGAACAAGGTTAAGGAACGCGGATTTTTCCGTGAAATAGTCCGCTATCAATACAAGGATTACGATGTACAGGAATGCTTGCGGCTTGTCGAACAGGTGGGCAAGCAGCGTACACCGCGATTCGTAATTGATGATGAAAATCGATTCGCTTACGAAAATTTCATCAAGTGGCTAATCGGGGACGGCGCAATGAAAGCCTTGCATCCTGAAACCAAGGAGGAAATTCCGGGGAACTTGTATCGGGGGATATATATTGCCGGAAATACCGGTTCCGGCAAGTCTTGGTGTATGGAGGTAATGCGGGCTTTCGCTGATGTCATGCGGTTCAGGATTGATTTCGGAACAGATATATGCCGGATTTGGTGGAAAGAAGCGCGGGCGGATGAGATAGTCGCACATTATGTCACGGACACATCCATTGAACCATACAAGGATGCCAAAATTCTTTGCATTCAGGATTTCGGGTCAGAACCGCTTGAAGCCGTATCGATGGGAAATCGGATGAATGTCTTGCGGTATCTTCTTGAATGGCGCGGCGACCATTCCGACCGACTGACACTCATAACATCCAACCTTTCCTTGAAAAATCAAAGTCTGGTCGAATGTTACGGCGACAGGGTGGCAAGTCGGCTTGTCGAAATGTGCAACTATTTTGAAATCAAAGGAAAAGACAGACGTAAAATTTAACAGCTATGATTACGAAAGAAACAGCAAGGCAAATTTACAATTGCCACCAACAGATTGAAGCCGATGCACCCCGTGTCTTATTCTCACAAGCGGTTGAAACCGCGAAACAATCCGTGCTTATCGGCGAACTTGCCAAGATAATATGCCAAAACGGGGTTCAGACGGGCGAAAAGCGGCTTTTTCAATGGATGCGCGATAACGGCTATTTGTGCCAACACGGTGAAAGATACAATCAACCGACCCAAAAGGCAATGGAAATGGGCTTGTTTGAAATCAAGAAAACGACAATTCAGAAGCCCAACGGCGACACACTTATTTCCAACACTACCAAGGTAACGGGCAAAGGTCAGGTGTATTTCGTGAACAAGTTTTTACACAACAACCAAAAGAACTTGCAACAATGAGAATATACATATCCGGGAAAATAAGCGGCTTGCCGCTCAATATGGTACAGGAAAGATTTGATGATGCCGAATCCCTGTTGTCGGAACTTGGGTTCGATGTTGTTAATCCGATGAAAAACGGGCTTGACCCGAACGAAAAATGGATAAAGCACTTGTGTAAGGACATTGAATTGCTGGATTCATGCGATGCAATCTATATGATGGACAATTGGACTACTTCAACCGGGGCTTCAATAGAATTTGATTTTGCCAACCGCACGGGCAAGGATGTATTGTTTGAATCAAACATAATCATTCTAAATGATGAATACAAGGCAATCTTGCGCATACAAAATGCAATCCATGAAGTGACAGGGTTACGCTTCAATCAATATATCACCAAGTCGCGCAAGCGTGACGGGGTTTTTGCCCGAATGGTATTTGTCTACCATTGCCGGAAAAGGAAGATGACATTGACGAAAATCGCCAAATATGTACATCGCGACCATTCGTCCTTGCTCCATCTTTTGAAGAAGTATGATGATGATTTCAAGTACAATCCGCAATTCCGGGATATGGCGACAAGGGTAAACAATATATTGAATAAAACAAATGAAACCGCATAAATTCGATTATCGTTGGACTTTGAAAGATGCCAATTTCACTAAGGACAAAGGAAAGGTGTTTTCTTGTTTTGCGTGTGGTGGAGGTAGTACAATGGGGTATAAATTAGCAGGATTTGATGTAATAGGATGCAATGAGATAGACCACCGCATGATGTACGCATATTGTCAGAACCACAACCCCAAGTTTCCTTTCCTTGAACCGATACAGACGTTCAAGGATAGAACGGACTTGCCGCCCGAATTGTACAATCTTGACGTGTTGGACGGGTCGCCCCCTTGTTCCACGTTTTCGGTCGCCGGAAGTCGTGAAGAAGCATGGGGCAAGATGAAGCACTTTCGAGAGGGGCAAGCGGCGCAAGTGTTAGACACCTTGTTTTTCGACTTCATAGACCTTGCAAAGAAGCTGCAACCGAAAGTCGTTGTCGCCGAAAACGTCAAAGGTTTGTTGCTTGGTGAAGCCAAAGACTATGTAAGACGGATATATGAGGGCTTCGAGGATGCCGGGTATTATTGCCAACATTGGTTGCTTGATGCACAAAAGATGGGTGTTCCGCAACGGCGTGAACGGGTTTTCTTTATCTGTTTACGGAAAGACCTTGCAACCCCATTTTTGGTGATGCAAAGCCTTTTCGATGATGTGCCGAAATTAGACCTTGACTTCAAAGAAGCACCAATTATGTTTTCCGATGTCGTTGCGGGCGTTGGTCGTGAAATAAAATCAAAGGAGATGCGGAAAAGATGGGAATCAAGATTGCCGACCGATGATGATTTTGGTGATGTAACAACAAGGCTTTATGGACGGCGATTGACATTCAACACGCAATTTGCATTCCTTGACCGTGTGTGCAATACTCTTACGGGAAAAGAAGATTCAACGGTGCATTATGATAAACCGTTTTATCTTTCGACCCAAGAAGTGACGACAATTGCATCATTTCCACAAGACTACAATTTTGCGGGTAATAAACCCCATTATATATGCGGAATGTCCGTGCCGCCCGTGATGATGGCACAAGTTGCAAGCCGAATTTGGGAACAATGGTTATCGAAGATTTAGCAAATAATGTTTCACTATAAAACAAAAAGCAATGAAATTACTATTTTTTGACCTTGAAACGACCGGGGTAAATCCCGGCAAGAATGGAATCCATCAAATATCGGGTGAAATCGTGATTGATGGTGTTTCCAAAGAACAATTCGACTTTCACGTTCAACCAAACCCAAGGGCGATAATCGAAGATGAAGCCTTGAAAGTTGCAGGGGTAACACGTGAACAAGTGTTGGCATACCCGCCAATGCGACAAGTATATTCCGAATTTGTTGCGATGCTTGAAAAGTATGTCGATAAGTACAACAAGAAAGACAAGTTCTTCTTGGTCGGTTATAACAATGCGGCTTTCGACAATCAATTTTTGCGTGGATTCTTCTTGCAGAACGGCGACAATTACTTTGGGTCTTGATTCTGGTCGAACACCATTGATGTGATGGTGCTTGCGTCCGCATACCTTGCGACACGCCGCCCCGACATGGAGAATTTCAAGTTATCACCGGTTGCCAAAACGCTTGGTGTTGATGTTGAAAGTGAATCATTGCACAATGCCTTGTATGACATTAACTTGACAAAGGCGGTGTTTGACATTGTAACTAACAAGCAATGAAAAATATAGAACTATTCAACGACCATTTCCAAAACTTCAAAGTTTATGGAATCCCGAAAGCGCAATTAATCATTGCCGACCCGCCTTATAATTTGGGGGTCAATGCTTATGCAAGTAATCCGGCATGGTATGTCGATGGGGATAACAAAAACGGAGAATCGGAAAAGGCTGGTAAGGAGTTTTTCGATACGGACAAGGATTTTCGCCCGGCTGAATTTATGCACTTTTGTTCGCAGATGCTTATAAAAGAGCCTAAACAACCGGGGAAATCCCCTTGCATGATTGTGTTTTGCGAGTTTGAACAACAATTCAAATACATAGAACTTGGCAAACGATATGGTTTTAACCATTACATCAACCTTGTTTTCCGAAAGAACTTTTCCGCACAAGTGTTGAAAGCAAATATGAAAGTCGTTGGCAATTGTGAATATGGGATATTGTTGTACCGGGATAAGTTGCCCAAGTTCAACAATGATGGCAGGATGATTTTTAATTGCTTTGATTGGATAAGGGATAGCGAAACGCCCAAAGTGCATCCGACACAAAAGCCCGTTCCTTTGCTTGAACGCCTTATTCGGATATTCACAGACCCCGGCGATGTGGTCATTGACCCTTGCGCCGGAAGTGGAACAACATTATTGGCAGCGGCAAACTTACAAAGAAAAGGATATGGATTTGAAATCAAAAAAGACTTTTACAAAGCGGCGAAAGAGCAAGTTTTATCTTGCATTACGCCAAAATTGTTTTGACCGGGTAATTTATTAACAAAATAAAGTTTGGAAAGATGAACTACAACGAAATGACAGAAAGAGCGCATTCCAACGCCGTAAAACATGGTTTTTGGGATAAGAAACAGAGCAACGAACATTGTTTGATGCTTATTATAACGGAAATTGCCGAAATGGTAGAAGCCGACCGCAAGAACGACAAAGCCGGGGTCGGTGCTAAATTGCTGATGCGGCAGGATATGGAAAAGGGGGAAATGTTCGATGATGTGTTTGAATCGCACGTAAAGAACACCGTTGAAGATGAATTTGCGGACACAGCCATTCGCCTTTTCGACCTTGCCGGGGCTTTGGGTATCGACTTTTCCAAGATGAATCCATGCCGATATTACAGGGCGTTTGCAAAATTCAGCTTAACGGAAAATGCTTTTGCATTGTGCAAGGGCTTATCCTGTGATGTGATAGGCATTGAAAAACGCATTCAATTCGGCATTTTCTATATCCGGGAATGGGCAAAGTCTTTGGATATTGACTTGGATTGGCACATTGCCCAAAAGATGCGGTATAATGAAAACCGCCCAATCCGGCATAACAAAGCGTATTGACAAGCAAATGCAATGCACTTGCATAACAAAAGGAAAGTATTTGTATAACTTAAAAACAAACGTATATGTTTCAATGTGAAGTAATTGGCAATATCGGGAATGATGCCGAAATCAAGGATTTCAGCGGCAAAAAGTATGTGTCATTCAATGTCGCCCATTCCGAAAGGAAAAAGGATGCCCAAGGGGTCGTGAATGAATCAACGGTGTGGGTGTCCGTCCTTTGGTACGGTGACGGCGGCGGTCTTACGCAATACTTGAAAAAGGGGTGCAAAGTGTTTGTCCGGGGGCGTTTGTCGGTAAAGACCTATCAGGACAGGGGCGGAACTACACAGGTCGCAATAAATGTTAATGCCAATGAAGTTGTCCTTTGTGGCACGAAAGGCGAACAAGCCGCAAATAATGCAGTTTCGGGACAGGTCGCTACTTCTACACCGGCACCGGCAAGAAGTCAGGCTGCATCCTGTTCGCAAGATGACCCGGATGATGATTTGCCGTTCTAACTTACACGATTATGTACAGTAAAAGAACTTGGCTGAACAGGAATGATTCACCATCAACCGGAAGTGTGGTCGCTTATGACGGCACGAATAAATACGGTGATGGAGAATACAGAAGCACTTTTCTTAAAATCTATGATTGTTTCGAGTCTGTAAAACTTCATAAGGCGGATTATGATACGATGGATGATTTTATAGACAAGTTGAAGTTGTTGAAAACCGAGATTGAAGCATTCATTGCTTATCTGGAGGAAAACAAGGATGAAGAAGTATGACAATATCATTGCCATAGACCCGGACAGGCATAAATCCGGCGTGGCTTACTTGCGCCCGGGAACAAGACAATTGGAAGTGATGAATTTGCCGTTCCCTCAATTGTTGGATTATCTGCAATTCGCAAAGAAAAAGGTTTGTGAATCCGGTGAATCCTTGATTGTCCTTGTTGAAGCTGGGTGGATGGTCAGCAAAAGCAATTTTCACGAAGCGCAAGGGCATCGGGCTGAAAAAATAGCAAAGGATGTCGGCGCAAACCACGAGACAGGACGGAAAATCATTGAAATGTGCAGGCATTACGGACTTGAAGCCTTGGAACACGCGCCATTGGTCAAGTGCTGGAAAGGCAAAGACAGGAAAATCACGCAGGAAGAATTGTCGTCTTTTACCGGTCTGTCAGGTCGGACAAATCAGGACGGGCGCGATGCCGCCTTGCTTGCGTGGTCTTTTTCCGGCTTGCCCATACGGGTAAAAGTTTGATAACTTGAATAAAACTTTTTTTGTTATCGGGTGTGTCATTATGATACACCCTTTATTTTTGCATTTGCATTGCAAATTAAATTCAAAAGCAGATGAAACCAATTGATTTTCCACAATCCACAAAGGTGTTGCAGAAGCCGTCCACGATGACGGATGAAGAATGTTCATCCTTGCATATCTGGAATGACGGCAAACAGTGTGTTTCTTGTTGGAAGCCGACTTTCAAGGAACGTATCAACATTTTGTTCGGCGGCAAAGTGTGGCTTGGTGTCCTTTCAGGCAAGACACAACCGCCCGTCTTTGTGTCGGGTGAAGCAGTGTTCAACAAACAGCCCCTAAAAGACCGAATTTCGGCTTTTCTTTCGGAAGTAAAGGAAAGTATCATTGAAGCATGGGAAAGCCTTGCAGAAGCCGCCAAACACCCCGACAAACGAAAGCATTTCATTGTCGGTGCAATCATTGCCCTTGTCGTGGGTATCTTGTTCGGTGCATTGGTCGGCTTTATAGCCGGAAGCCTTGCCGGGGCAATCAAGGAATGGTGGGATTCCAAAGGACACGGCATGGTTGAACTTATGGACTTTGTTTTCACCGTTATTGGGGCATTGTGCGGGGCTTTGGTCGCCCTGATGATTTGTGCGTTGTTCAACATCAATTCCGTATTGTCATGGCTACTAAAATAATCGAAGCGAGCATTGACACGCTTATTCCCGACAACAAGAACTTCAACAAGGGAACGGAGTTTGGCGAACACCTGATGGATAAGTCCTTGCGCGAATTTGGGCTTGGGCGGTCAATCCTTATTGACAAGAACAACCGCATTATTGCCGGGAACAAGACAGCCGAAAAAGCCGCCGACATTGGCTTTGACAATGTTATCATTGTCGAAACTGACGGAAATTCCCTTGTGGCGGTCAAGCGCAAGGATATTGACCTTGATTCGGCAAAAGGTCGGGAACTTGCCCTTGCCGACAATGCGACAAGCAAAGCAAACCTTTCCTTTGACACGGACTTGATAATGCAGGAAGCGGAAAAGTTCGACTTTGACCCGGAAGATTGGGGCGTTGCATTGGATGCCCAAGAGGAAAGCGAGGATGAAGAAGAAAGCCCGGCAAAAAAGGTGATTGACACAAGGTTGATTGTTGAATGTGGGGATGTTACCAAATTGTCGCTGTTATTCAACGAGTTACAAGAAAGGGGCTTCAAGTGTGAATTGAAAGAATAAAGTTATGAAAGTGACAAAAATGGACTAAAAAAGGCGTAACATGGCGAAATACGGTAAGAAAATAGTTGAAAAGATTGTCGGACTTGTCAAGTCGGACACATTCACCATTGCCGAAATATGCCGCCAAGTGGGTATCACCCCGAAAACTTACCATCAATGGATGGATGATTACCCCGACTTTGCCGATGCAATCGAGCAAGCAAAGGATGAAAGAATGCAATTCTTTGTTCAAGAAGCCAAGAAATCATTGTTGAAGAAGATACAGGGCTATGAAGTTACCGAAACAAAGGTTGTCACCATTCCGAGCAAACAAAAGGATGAAAAGGGCAATCCCAAGCCGATAATCAAGGAACAAACGACCACCAAGAAGCACATTCAGGCGGACACGGCGGCAATCATCTTCACATTGACCAACGGTGACCCGGAACATTGGCGCAATCGTCAGACAACCGAGGTTACAGGTAAGGACGGAAAGGATTTGTTTGCCGGAAAGTCCGATGAAGAATTGGACAATGAAATCGCCGAAATGCAAAGGAAGCTGGATATAAAGTAATGCAAAGGGGGGACAAGATACGATATTGCAAGGTTCTGAAAGAACGGCTTATTCGTTCAAGCCGTTCTGATTTGTTGCGTTTCACTCTTGCCACTATGCCGACATTCCGTCCGGCGGACTTCCATAGGCGATATTACAAGGTGCTGACAGATTTTGCGCACGGAAAAATCCGCAAACTTATGGTCTTTATGCCCCCGCAGCACGGCAAGTCCGAGGGTTCAACAAGGCGTTTGCCTGCATTCCTATTGGGTAATGACCCGGAAAAGCGATTGGCAATCGTGTCATATAATGCCCCGAAAGCAAGGAAATTCAACAGGGAAATTCAAAGGATTATCGACAGTCCAGAATATCACGAGATATTCCCGGAAACGAATCTTAACGCCGCCAATGTGACCACCATTGCCGGTTCTTGGTTGCGCAATGCGGACGAATGTGAGATTGTCGGGCATCGCGGCAGCTTCAAGACTGTCGGTGTTGGCGGTGCTTTGACGGGCGAACCGGTGGACATCCTGATAATGGATGACATCTACAAGGATGCGAAAACCGCTTGGTCGCCCATTGTTCGGGAATCCGTTTCGGATTGGTATGATACGGTTGCCGAAACGCGATTTCACAACGATTCCCAACAACTAATTGTCTTTACAAGATGGCACGAAGATGACCTTGCCGGGACATTGTTAAGGCAACAAGGTGTATATGACCCCAAGGATAACCCGGATGGGTGGGTTGTTGTCGTGTATCAGGCTATCAAGGAGGGCGCACCGACCGAATATGACCCACGCAAAGAGGGTGAAGCCCTTTGGGAGGAACGGCACAGCTTGAAGCAATTGCAAACTATCCGCACGCGCAATCCGCAAGTCTTTGAATCCCTGTATCAGCAAGACCCGCAGCCACGAGCCGGACTTATGTACGAAAGCGGCTTTGTTGAATACACCATTCGCCCGGCGACAAAGTATGTCAAGCGGAAATGTTATGTCGATACGGCGGACACGGGCGCAGATTATTTGTGCGCCATTGTCTATGATGAAACGGATGTTGCCAATTATGTTGTGGATGTACTTTACACGACACGCCCGGTTGAGTACACAGAACCCGCACTTGCAAAGATGCTGACCAAACACGGCGTTGCCTTGTGTATTGTTGAAGCGAACAATGGCGGTCGCCTTTTCAAGAACAATGTTGAAAAGCAATGCCGACTTATGGGCAACGGCAAAACGGCATTCACGGCATTTCACCAAACCGAAAACAAAGATACGAGGATATACCAACATTCGGCAATGGTGCAGAACCTTACATTCATGCCGCAAGGCTGGAAAACCCTATTCCCTGAATTTGCCAAGGCGATATGCGGCTATTTGAAAGCCGGGCAAAATGAACATGATGATGCCCCGGACGCATTGACGGGAACAATCGAAAAAAGAGCAAACCACCGCAAATCGGATGTGGCGGGGCTTTTTGGATATTAAAGTGTTTCACTATAAAACAATAACGATATGCCAATTGACGAAATTTTCAAGAAAGCAACGGCAAATGATGTGATTTCGGAATTGAAGTCTTGCCGTTTCATTCCACAACCTGATGTGGAGAGTGCAGAAAAGGCACTTAACCCCAAGTTGCATGATATTAACGACCCGGTTATTCGCAAGGATAAACGGGTAAAGATTGATGCCGACGATGAAGCGGAATCGGCGCAAAAGATTATCACGGTGGATGGCGAAAGTACCAATTACAGAACGGAAAAGGTTGCAAGAATTGCCCTTGCCATTCAAAGGTTGATAATAAACCGTGCCGTGTCTTTCTGTTTCGGCAACCCTATCAATTACAATGCGACCCCATCCAATGACAATGAAGCGGCGATTGTCTTTGCCTTGAACCGCATATTGTATGATGTCAAAAGCACTTCTTTGAACCGCAAAATCGGTCGTTCCATTTTCGGTTACAAGGAATGTGCGGAGTATTGGTACACGGTAGATAAGCCCAATTCCAAATATGGCTTCAAGTCGAAACACAAGTTGCGTTGTGCCTTGTTTTCGCCCGCTTATGGTGATACCCTTTACCCCTATTTTGACGAAACGGGCGACATGGTAGCCTTTTCACGGTCTTTCAGCCGAAAGGATGCCGGGGAAAATGCCGTTGATTATTTTGAAACATTCACAGACAAAGAACATTGGTTGTGGATTAATGGGGAAAATGGCTATGAAGCCGCACCGGGCTATCCAAAGCCTATTGCGATAGGAAAAATCCCTGTCATATACGGTCATCAGCCAAAGTTTGAGACCGAGGATGTGGACAAGCTGATTGACCGTCTGGAAACCCTGTTGTCCAACTTTGCCGACACCAATGACTATCACGCAAGTCCCAAGATATTCACGACCGGCACAATCAAGGGATGGGCAAAGAAAGGCGAAAGCGGGGCTGTCATAGAGGGCGAGGACGGCGCGACAATGCAATATGTGTCTTGGCAGTCAGCCCCGGAAGCCGTCAAGTTGGAGATTGAAACCCTTTTGAAGATGATTTATACAATCACCCAAACGCCGGATATTTCGTTTGATTCGGTCAAGGGGCTTGGGGCTATAAGCGGCATTGCATTGAAGTTGCTTTTCATGGATGCCCATCTAAAAGTTCAAGACAAACGGGAAATCATCGATGATTATTTGCAACGCCGTGTGAATGTCATTCTTGCCTATATCGGCAAGATGAACAACGCATTGGAAACGGATTGTGAAACAATTGCCATAGAACCGGAAATCGTGCCGTATATGCTCACAAGCGAAATCGACGACCTGAATTATTGGCTTACCGCCAATGGCAACAAACCGGTTATTTCACAGGAAGAATCGGTTGAGAAAGCCGGGTTGTCGGGCAATGTACAATTGACGATGCAGAAATTGAATGAACAGTCATCAAGGGAAAATTCATTTGTTATCGGTGAACCGCAACTTGAAATGGATGCTTGACAATGGCGAAAAGGCAAAAAGTAAAGCGGTTTTCGATACAGACATTCGATGCCGCGCATTATAAGCAGACGGAACAATATACGCAAGCCGTTGATGCCCTGTTTGACCGTGCAACCAACGAGATAGCAAGAGCGGCGGCAAAAGGCGAATATGACCCAGACAAGCCCTTTTCCTTTGACGATTACCCAAGTGTCAAGGCTGTAATGCAGTCGGTCACAAAGCAACTTGCAAGCCGCGTGACGACCGTCATTGAATCTGGGTCAAAGAAACAATGGTTGTTCGCCTGTAACAAGAATGACGGGTTCATTTCTTCGATTATGGACACATCCAAATTGTCCAAGGCACAATTGAAGAAGATGCAAGACCAGAATCTTGATGCCCTGAAAACCTTTCAGGGGCGCAAGGTGGAGGGAATGAGCCTTTCACAACGGGTTTGGAAGTATGTCGGGCAGTACAGGGAACAGCTTGAAGCCGCTATTGATGCCGGTCTGGGCGAGGGGCGCAGCGCGGCGCAACTTTCAAGGGATGTCCGGCAAAACCTGCGTGACCCGAACCGCCTGTTCCGCCGTGTCCGGGACAAGCGCGGAAACCTTGTGTTATCCAAGGCGGCAAAGGCTTTCCACCCGGGACAAGGCGTTTACCGGTCAAGCGCAAAGAATGCCGCAAGGCTTACGCGGTCGGAAATCAATATGGCTTATCGCGAAAGCGATTACTTGCGTTGGCAAAGCCTTGATTTTGTCGTGGGGTTTGAGGTCAAAAGGTCAAACCATGAACCTTTGTGCAAGTGTGACATTTGCGAGAAGCTGAAAGGGCGTTATCCAAAGCATTTCAAGTTCAAGGGCTGGCACCCGCAATGTATGTGTTACGCCGTGCCAATCCTGATGGATGAAGAAACCTTTGATGAAAATGAGTTGGGAGACCTGAAAGCGGCTTTGCGCGGCACTCAATATCGGAAGCTGGAAGCCAAGAATGTTGTCGTTGATGTGCCGGACGGCTTCAAAGAGTGGGTCAGGGAACATGAAGAAGCGCAAGTAAATTGGAGTTCCACGCCTTATTTCATCAAAGACAACTTCACGGACGGCAAGTTATCCAAGGGGTTGAACTTTGAAACCAAGAAGCAAATTGACCCGGTACAACAGCAGCTTGACCAATTAAAGCCGCAAATATCCTCAATCCGCACATTATGTGACGAATGGGGGCTAAATACATTTGTGCTTGATGATGCCATACAAAAACGCAATCCGTCCGGCGTTGTTAATGCCATTTCGGTTTTACAAGGTCGTGTTGATGCTGCAATGAAAGAATATAATAATTTCATTGCAGATGCCACAAATGCCGTTCAGGAAGCACGGAAATACAATATTGATGTTTCGGATATGCAATTGTTTATTTCAGACATCACCAACGACAAACGCGAGTGGATAATGACAAAGGCTTCATGCAAGGAAATGTTGGATAAATTGAAGAAACGGATTCAAGATGCCATTGATGAAGCCAACAAGCCCAAAGCCGATGCAAATTCCATCATTGGCAAGTATGATGTTTCACGTGCCGACAATGAAGATGAAATGGAAAAGTCGCTTGGAATGCACAAAGCGGCGGCGATGAACCATGATGATGCAAACGAGCTGAAAGGCAATCCGAATTTCACGCTTGGCGGCGGCTATCACATAAATTGCCAATCATGTGTTGTCGCTTACGAGATGCGGCGGCGTGGATATGATGTGGAAGCCAACCAAAACACGAAGCGAAAAGGAAATATCCCGTATGAACTTTCCTATACCACCGAAAAGGCATGGCTTGATGATAACGGGAATGTGCCAAAGAAACAACGTGCGGGCGGTCGATATGTCGATGGCTACAAGATAAAGAACAAGACGTTCAAGGTAATGATGTCGGAATTTGAGGACATGACTTCAACACCCGGTCGATACCACATAAATTTTGGATGGAAAAATCGCCGTAGCGGGCATATCATAACAATGGAAAGGTTCAAAGACGGCACAATGAGAATTTACGACCCACAATGCGGCATGGTCATAACAGACTTCAAGGCATACGCAAAACGCTTTTCATTGGTCTATGGAATTAGCATCTTGCGTGTGGATAATTTAAGGGGTAATCCGCATTATGTGTCGGGAGCGACAAAGAAACGGCAATGAAGAATCAATCCGGCAGGTTTTCGATGAATTGCCCCCATTCTTCTTCGGTTGCGACCCGTGCTTGCCCTTGCTTAACAAGGATGAACACGGGTTGCCCTATAAAGGGCATTTTGCCGTTCTTGTTATAGGGCGAATAAACTTCATAACCTTTCCAATCGGGAATCCGCTCAAAGGTATCAAAACCGTACCCTTTGGCAATAGCCATTATCATTTCTTGCTTCTTCTTATCCATAACTTATTGTATTTTAATTTGTTGTACAAAGGTAAATAATTGGGGTTAATATAAAGCAGGGGTTGCACAAGTTTTTCATAACTTATGCAGCCCCTTGCATTAAGTCAAATTTCTTGTGAATCGACCCAAGACATTCTTTCTTTCATGGAAGAAATGACAAGGTTTTCAATCCGCTTTTCGAGCGCGTCAAATTCCATGATGAATTGGTCGGCAATGATGCGTTCCGTATCATCCACGTTGTATATTTCATTGAACGACTTATATACTTTCGTGTAAAGTTCCTGCATGGTTTTCATGCAGTCAATGAAATTTTCAGTCTGTTTGCTAATGGTCATCATAGCGCACCCCCTTTCTTTGCCTGTTCATCCCGCTGCTTCTTCAGTTCAGCATCGTTGATTGCATCGTAAAGGAACTTGTTCACGAAGTAGATTTGCCCTTTCCCGGTTACTTTGGTCGTGGTCGTTACAAGGGAATCTCCGTTCGGTTTGGTTATGACAGTCTTTTTAATTTCAAAAAGCCCCATTTGCAAAGCCTTTTGCGTGGGCTGGTTGTACATTTCGCCCTTTTTGCAAAGGTAGCCCTTGTCACGCATCCATTGGAAAAGGCGGTTTTGCCCGATTTCCACCCCGTTTTGCTTGATGATGCGGGCGAGTTCTCCGACCAGAATTGAATGTTCCGATGTTTCAACGGCTTTGGCGAATGTCGCGCCGGGCATCAGTGACTTGATGTGCCGCTGTTGTCCCTCATTCATTGATGCCAAGGTCTCATTCTGACATTGCAACAAATAATTCTTGCTTTCCGCCTGCTTTAATGCCGCTTGTTGGCGATCGATTGTGTCCTTTGCCACCATCAACGCACGTGCCATGATTTGTTCCGGCGTTTCGTCTTGTCGGGCAACCATGTAACCGCCCGACTTGCGTATGCTTGGCAACACTTCACTACATACCCACTTGCGGAACGGCTTTGCCTTTTCTGAATCGGAACGAAGCAATACTTCATACATTCCGGGTTCTGTTACGAAAAGAACTTGTTGATTTCGACCCAAAGAATCGGTGATGTCCATTCGGCGGACACCATCTTCATCAATACGCTTTGCCACGTTGCGATGATTTGCGACATTAATAGCCTTGCAAAGGTCGGCAAGGCAAAATAATGGTTCGCCATTTGCACTTATTGAAGTGCGGATTCGCCCGAATTGGGCATTCTCAAAGATTTTAATTGCTTCTTTCATTGTAACGCTTTTATGAAAGTTTGCAGGCAATAGAAAAACGGCATTGCCTTTCCCGTTGCGTTACACCTACAAGGCAGGATTTCCATTACAGATTTCCACGGGGGTACAATGCCGATATGTTTGCCGTCAGGGTATAAAAATACCGCCAACGGATTGTTTGCGGTTCTTGCCACCGCCTTGTAGAATGTAACGCACTACAAAAGTAGCAAGAATAATTGAAACGGCAACAAAATCACCGCAAAATTAGCGGATTATCTGAATTTTGTTTTACTATAAAACACTTATTTGCAAACAAAAAGGGCTTGAAGCCCAATTTGTGAATTTGAATATTATTGTTTTGCAACTTTAATTTTAAGTGTGCTTTCACTCCCTGTCATTGACAGTTCCAATTCGGCATTACTACCATCGAGGGATAAAACATAATACTTCAGATATTCTTCACCGTCTACATAGGTTGTAATCGTTTTACCGGATGCCGAATATGTGCCAGAGCCATTGCCAAATTCCCCATGTCCGGAATATGTCCCGTCCGGGTTGAATGTTGCATAGGTCGGTTCAAATGCGATTTCACCGACAGGTGTTGTCACATCGAAATAGTCGCCATTGCTTTGCATTATGTGGGTCATTCTCCAAGTCCCGTAAAGCAAATCAAGGTCATAATCGAATTTGGATGAATTGTCTTTCGAACATCCAATAAACGCCAATCCTGCAATCATACAGGTAATGCACGCAAAAAGAAATTTCTTCATATTTTGATAAAATTAAAATTTTCACAAAGTTATGATTTTGGTCTTTCAATGCCAAAGACAATGAGTGAAAACCCGCAGTTTTCACCCTCTTATCTTTGATAAGAGAATATATATTTATACTTTATATATTTAAGTCAATTTCGTTGCATTGCATTTGCATCCGAAAACGATGCACTTGCAATGCAAATGTATGTTTTGGGGCTGAAAATGGCCATTTTTGCTCGTTTTTCGGGAATATTTCAAGGCTTCAAAAAATGCAAAATTTAGCATTTGCAATGCAAATGAAATGCAAATGCATCAGTGTTTTTGCGGATGTCGTTTTGTCCGCTTACGCCGCAATAACCCCCTATAAATGATGCACTTGTCATTGCGATAAGGCTTGTTTTCTCTGATTCCAAAAGACCATAAGCGGTATTTTGACACGCCTAATTCAATTGGGGTAAATGTGTCAAATATCGCGGCGATAGAACCGAAATAATGGTGGTTGTCGTCGCCAAAGCAAACGTGATATATGGTTGTTCCGTTCATTATGGTTTTATATTAAAATCGAACCATTCTTTCGGCGAATTGAACGCCTCCTTTTTCACTTGGCGATAAAATGCCTTGTTCATCTTACGAAGCCTTGCCAAACATTTGTGGGGATTCCAACGGAAGTTCGGCATTACTTCATTGTTCGCGGCGTAAATACCACCTTGTTTCGGTTCAAAATGGGCAAAGGCAACCAAATGCCCATCCTTGACAAAAACAACGTCTTTGACGGCTTTATTTTTCAATGTGAATGCCTTGCACCCGTTGTAATACTCAACAATCTTGCGTTGTTGTTCCATTGCAGCTTTGATGTTTTCCGCTTTCTTCCGGCGGAACTCCCACATATTCTTGGCTACTTTGTGCCGATATTCGGCGATATTGATTGGGTCTTTCCCGGTCGCCATATCATACGGAAGCAATCCGACCGCGAACATCCTTACGGCACGAGCGAAATTCTCTTTATCTATAATCTTTTCGTGAAGTTCATTCACGAACTCAACCGTCAAGCCATACTTGCTTGCGAGTGTTTCGATATTCTTTTCCATACATCTTGGTGTTTATTGTTAAAAATACGTGTAATCATGTTCCAAAGGCATAAATGCCAACACTTCATTGGTAATCAACAGGTCGTAAAACCAAAAATGGTTGCCACAAGTACAATGCGGCATTTCGCCATAAAAGGCAATCCGATAGTCTGTTGCCGCATTGATGCGGTGTTTCACTTTGCAAAGGCATAATGTGTTCCGCCTTGGCTTGTTGTCCGGGAAAGGAAGCCATTTGCATTCCTGATTATTCTTTTCCATATATGCTTCTTATTCTTTGGTGAATTGCGGTCTTTACAGTGTCGAATGCTTCTTTGTCCTTGTCGTATTCTTCAATGGTGCAATCACCGATAAAGTTTTCAAGGGCTTTATAAAGTGATTCAAGTTGTGTCCGCGTCAATGTATGGCGCGGAACACCGTGTTCATCAATTATTGGCATAACGTCCATGTCTTTTCATAAGAACACCGTTCAACTTCATTGGATTCTTTGTATCGCCCTTTCTCAATAAGCGTTGGGATTATGCGAATGGGGATAAATACGCCCCATCCTTTGCCTTTTTCCGGGAATACACGAACACTTGTGCCATCCTTTTTCAAATAGCCTATTTTGAAGTAATCACTTGAACCATTCCATCCATCATAATACGAAAGGACTTTGCCGATAAGTGCTTGTTTTATTTCCTTGATTAACATTGTTGCAGGATTTAGAGTTGGTAAATGTTGATAGTGGTGTTATCATCTTCAAAAGAAAGTGTGTAAGTGGGTTTGATGCCCGTTCTATCCATAAAAGGCATTAAGGAATCCGGGGCTACATACACATACACAAATTGCCCTTGAAGTGCGAAAGATTCTTTTGTGCCGAAATAGTCTTGTGTGTCGGCAATGTCTTGGCAAAGCCCCCATGTTGAATTGTCGATGCCCTCACGATTGATTGCATCAAACAGGTTGAAAATTGATTGTTCCATTGTTGCGTAATTTTTAATGTTGCATTGTGTTTTATAGTAACACACCGCAAAAGTAGTGATTTTATTTAATAAAACAACTGTTCCAAGAAGATTTAATGCAAATGCAGTGCAAATGTGGATAAATCAAGAATAAGTCCAAAAGTCTATTTCATTGTGTTATAGTAAAACACAATAATTTTACATCCGATTTGTAAACCATTAAAAATATCGGAAATGAGAGAAACAATTTTAGCATTACTGATTGCAAAGTTTTCAGGCGTGCGAAAAGACGGTCTTATGGCATTGGCACGGTCTCTTGCGTTACAATGCTCAACCGAGGATGAAGCGAAAACCCTTGTGAACAAAATCACCGATGCGCAAGTGAACGAGTTTGTCAAGGACTATCGCGCCGATGTGGACAAGGAAGTGTCCGAGAGTAACAAGACATTTGAAACTAACCTGAAAAAGAAGTTCGACTTCGTGGAGAAGCAGACCGAACCCGGCGGAAAGCAGACCCAGAATCAGAACACAGACCCGAACAACATTGCCGAACTTATCAAGTCGGCGGTCGCTGATGCGGTCAAGCCTTTTCAGGAAGAATTGTCCGGTTACAAGATGGCGAACATCGCAAAGTCAAGGCTTCAGTCATTGAACGAAAAATTGGCTTCCTGCAAGGACGAGAATTTCAAGAACCAGACATTGAAAGACTTTGCCCGCATGAAGTTCGACACGGACGATGACTTCAATGAATACTTGGCGGAAAAGGTCAAGGACATTGCCACGGCAAATCAGAACAAGGCGGATGCAGAACTTGGCAATTCCGGCGGAAGCCCGCTTTTCGCCCAAAAAGAGGAAAGCGGTATTTCAAAGGGAGTTGCAGAGTTCATCAAGAGCCAAAGCCCGGAAAACAATTCGTTTGCGGGCAAAGAAGTTTAACTCCTAATTTTTCAAAACAATGGGATTGAGAATAGACCGTAAAAAGGACAACCGCGTTGTGAAGTGCATTCTTCACCGCGTTGCGGACATACCCGGTGGCGTTGCCGTAAAGGTCGCCAATCTGGGCGGTGCGGGGCTGTTCGAGGGAACACCCCTTGGCAAGGGGGCTGACGGATTATTCGAGGTCTGCAAGACCGCGCAGGTCATAACTGAAGCGAATGCAAGTGCAACTTCCTATGAGGTTGCAAAGGGTCATCACTTCAAGGTAGGTGACAGGTTCGCGACTGATGCGTGCAACGGTCAGCAGATAACGGCTATCGACAAGTCAGACCCTGCAAAGGATGTAATCACCGTTGGAACAACCCTTGGTGCAGTTGTCAAAGCTGGGACTTGCGCCTTTGAATCAAGCGGTGCCAACAAGACATTGAAAGTGACCCCGGTTGCAATTGCCGGGTCAAACGAAGATGTCAAGGACGGCGACAACTTGTTCGTAAGTGCGTGGGTTATCGGCGTTGTCAAGGAATCCAATGCACCGGCAGTCAATGCCGCCATCAAGACGGCGTTAAAGACAATCGCTTATGTGTAACCCCTTAAAAGCAGACCTATATGCAGAAATCATTGATGGTAGGGTTGAATGAAAAGGATATGGAAGCCGTAATTCGCACTTACGACCTCAAAGATTACTATTATCCAACCCTTTTCCCACTCAAAGAAACAAACACTTTGACGTGGAAGATGCTTGAAGCGCAGTCGGGCTTGAAGATTGCCGCCGACCTTGTGTCAAGGGGTGCGACAATTTCACGCAAGACCCGTGAAGCGATTTCACGCATACAGGGCGATATTCCGAAAATCGCCATATCGAGAGAGAAAAACGAAGATGAGCTGACCGAATATGACATTATGGTCGCTATGTCGAGCAACAACCCCGACCTGCGTGCCCTTGTCGAGTTCTGGGCGGAAGATACCAAGTATTGTTGGGACGGCGTTGCAGCCCGTGCGGAATGGATTGCATTGCGCCAGATTTCGCTTGGAAAGGTCAAGTTCACCAATTCCAACAATGCGGCGGTAGTAACCGAATATGATGTTGATTACCTGATTCCGGCGGAACAGAAAATCGGCGTTGAGACATCATACGCGAGCGGCACCGGCGCAAAACCGCTTACCAAGGACATTCCAAAGGCGATGAAACTTGGAAAGAAGCTGTTTGGAGCGACCTACAAGTTCGCATTTATGAACACTGACACTTTCGAGAAGTTCGCCACGCAGGAAGAAGTCTGGAAGAAGTGTTCGTCATACATCCAGAATGCGACAGGAACGCAGGATGCGCCAGACTTGGCAACCGTGAACGCATATCTTGCCAAGAAGAAAGAACTTTATCGCGGCTTGCAGATAATTGTGATAGACCAGGAAATCACAATTGAACTTGCTGACGGTTCGCGCATCACTTCAAATCCGTTTGAAGATGATGTCATTCTTTTCTCCGAAAGCAAAGTGCTGGGCAATACCTATTGGAAGAAGCCAATTGACGCAAAGAAGATGGCTGGAAGTGTCGCCGAAAAGGTGATGCACGGTCATACTCTTGTCAAGAAGTATTCCAATGAATCGCCTGTTCAGGAAGTCACCGAGGGCATCGCAAACCTGTTCCCGGCTTGGAATCTTTCCGGTCGCAGCGTGCTGATGCAGACCGATGCGACAACTTGGAATAAGAACTAACATTCGCCGTTGGGGTGCATAACACACCCTAACGGCTTTGCAAGACAAAAAGGAGTATGACAAACAAGGAGTATTTGACCAAAGCATTGAACGGACTTAACCTTTCGGAAGATGATATTGACATTATCGTTCTTAAAGGTGGTCTTGAAGCGGAATCCGATGTGGATGTAAGGGCGTGTGACACGGCGGTTTATAACCGTATGTCCGTAATCCTTAAAGGAATGACCCAAAACGTATCGGAGGGCGGATATTCTATATCATGGAATATGGATGCCGTCAAACTCTTTTATGCCGCCTTGTGCAATGAGTTGGGCAAAGAAAATGTGCTTGTCGCACGCCCCAAGATTCGCAACCGTTCAAACATTTGGTAATATGGCATTCGTGAAGCAATATCCGCATTTCCTATTTATCGAAGAAGCCGGGGAATCCATACAGGATGAAAACGGCAATTGGACGGAATGTGAAGTGTCGCGCAAGTTCATTTCGATGTGCCGTGAAGAATCGGACGGCAAAGGCACGGAATTTCAGGTTGCCGGGGGTGAATACCAAAAGGCAACATCTGTTATTCAATGCCCCAAAACTTGCCCAATGGTTGCCAAAGGTGCGAAAGTGATAATTGCAAACGACAAGGGTTGTTCGGACATAAGGATTGCCGGAATATGCTTGAATTTCGACCCGTCACAACTTCATTCAAGGCTATGGCTATAAAGGCAAACTTTACAAAAGAAGATGTCAAGAAAAGGTTTGATGCTTTCCTTGATATGGTCGAGCAAAAGCAAATCGCAAGACTGCAAAGACTTGGCGAAATGTGCTTGACGGAAGCAAGGAACAACAAAGGCTACATGATGCAAACGGGGGCATTGACTTCATCCACCGGGTATCAAGTTTTTGTTGATGGTGTCGCCATTCATAGCCAATTTGATGCGGCGAGCGGTGCGGAAAGCGAAGCAGCGGCAAGGGGCATGAAGTCTGGTCAGACAATCGCCGAAAAGGTCGGAAAGGAAACAAAGGGTGTTGCCCTTGTTGTGGTCGCCGGAATGAATTATGCCGCTTACGTGGAAGCAAAGGGTTACAATGTCCTATCAAGTGCCGAACATCTTGCAGAGCGGGAATTGCCCCGAATGCTTGAAAAACTGATTACGAACATTAAACGTGCAGCCGAATAATGAAATCTACATTTGACACGGACGGAATCTTGTTTTCATTGCTCAATGGCAAAACATCCATTAAGGGTGGTTGCTATGTGCGTGATGAACGCCCGGAAAATTCAGTTGATGAAGATATTGTCGTGAACACCGTTGATTTGGGGCAAGACAGCTTGCCGCAAATTGGCACGTCAAACATCAACATCTATACGCCGGACACCCCCAAGAAGATAAAAGGGAAAATGCAGGTTTCAGAAAACGGCACACGTTTGAAAGCCTTGACGGATGAAGTCTTGGCGATTGTGAGAAGTGCGAACATCAAAGGGTTGAAAATGCGACCCGGCAATATGTCCATAATGTACGAGCCGACCACAAAGCAGCACTTTGTAAACATTCGCATTGATTGGAACATTCAAATTGATTAAAAGTTATGGCAGAAAGAACATCTTTGATAACCCTTGGTCTTTGCCAAATCAAGGTTGGAACGGCAGCACCCAATGGAACAATGCCGTCCGAGTTAAACAAAATCGGCAAGACTTACAAGAACACTTGTAAGATTGCACAGGCAACGGCGGACGTGACGGAACATTTCGAGGAAGGCATGGCAGCCCCGGAAGTACGCAAGAAGTCACGCAAAATCCCGACCCTGACATTCTCAATCATGGATGCCAACGTGCAAGATTTGATTGATTATGTCGGTGGTGCGAATGTGGGCGATTCGTCCAATCCCAAGTGGGGTTATGATGGCAATGAAGTTGTCGCAAACAAGGCAATTTTCGTTGAATCTGAACAGGGGTTGGACTTTGAGATTCCCAACGGCGACATTGAAGCGGTCATAAATGCGGATATGTCGGCGGCAGGAATTTTCCTTGTGGACTTCACCGTTACCCCGATGGCGGTTACAGCCGGAAAAGCAATTCGCGGTGTGCCGAAAGCAAAAGCCTAATTCGGGGTGCATTTTGTTACACATAACCCGAAGCCCCCGGAGTGTTTGCGACTTTCGGGGGCTTCTTTCTTTTGACTTATGGCAGACGATAAAAAAAGACTTGAACAGGAACGCGCCGAATTGAATACCCTTATAAACAAGGGTGTGACATTCGAGGTAAAAGACACCGAATTTGAGGTGAAAAGACGGTTTTTCGGACTTTTCAGGCAGTATAAGTCCAAAGATATAGTCCGCACTTTCAAAATAGAAGAAATGACCCTTGCGACCCTTGACCGCATTGCGGCGGAATCCGTGGAAATAGCCATTGATGAAGAAAAATTGAGGTCGGCGGGTATTGACAGTATCAAGATGGCGCGTACAATAGCGCATAAGCATTCAACGCGATGCGCGAGGATAATTGCCATTGCCGTGCTTGGTGAAGACCTTTTCATTGCCAAGCCGGGCAAGGGTGGCACAAGATGGATTGAGGACACGAAGAAACTTGATGACCTGACATCAATGTTTCGCCGTAAAATCAAGCCGTCAATCCTTTACAAACTCTATGTGCTTGTCAATGCGATGGAGAATTTGGGGGATTTTATGAACTCTATTCGATTGATATTACTGGAAAGAACCACGATGCCGATTCGGATAGAGGAAAGCAAAAAGGGTTGAACAGTCCGCACGGTCGCCGGGGTGCTATATGCGAGCATTTTGGGTGGACTTATGATTACCTGATACACGGCATTCCGTGGTCTGTTGTCCAAAGGATGATGATTGATGCTCCAAGTTACGACTTCAACGGTGACAAGGAAACGGAAATTCAACTGACGGAGGACAACACCGAACAAATTATGAACTACATAAACAGTATGATGTGATATGGCAGAAATAGACGGCGGGGCATTGTCTTTCAAGTCCGTACTTGACAATGACCAACTAAATGCGGCTATTGACGAGACCTTGCGGCGCGTGCAGGGCTTTTCCGATGCCGTGGTTGGCAGTGGCGATGTTATGGACAAGACCACGCAGGAAATGGTCGAGTGCATCGAGATTCAACGCAAGGTGATTCAGGACTTGGAAAATTCATACAATGACCTGACCGCCAAGATAAATGCGATAGAGCCGGGCGATGCGCAAAACCAGCTTATTGAGCAAGCCAATTCAGTGAAGCAGGAACTTGATGCCGAAAGGCAGGGTCTTGTGGATTTGATGAATGAATTTAGCAACTTGCAGGGGGCAACGAGCGGCGCGGCTTCAAGCCTTGACCAAATACGTGTGACGCTTGGGCAAATCGGCGCGGCTTGTGAGGAACACGAGCAGGAAATTTCCCGGTTGAGTGCCGAATATGACCGCGTAAGCCGTGCCGCAAGTGATGCTTTCATGTCCGGGCGCGATGATGATTACCGTGCCTTGCAAGACCGTGCGGATGCAATCAAAGGTGAAGTCACGGTTCGCAAGCAGTTGTTGAATGAATTGCGCGAACAATCCGATGCCTTGGAAGCGGAAGCACAAAAGATTGAAAAGGCGGCGCAGGAAGCCGAAAATGCGGCACAATCCCACGTTTCATTCCGTACCCGCTTGCGTGAAGTGCGTGAAGAATTGATGCAATTGGAACTTGCAGGCGATACAAGTTCCGAAAGATATAAGGAACTTCAAGCACAAATGGGCGAATTGTCGGAAGCGATGGATGCCGTCACGACCCAACAAAATATGTTGAAGCGCGGTGAAAGGATGTGGGATGGCTTGTTGTCGGGTCTTTCCGGCGTGTCAGGCGCATTTTCAGCGGCACAAGGTGCGGTTGCCTTGTTCAGCGGTGAAAACGAGAATCTGCAAAAGATTATGCTTAAAGTTCAATCCTTAATGGCTATCACAATAGGGTTGAAAGAAGTGCAACTTGCCCTTGATAAAGATGAAGCATTCCAACTTGTCACCATCAACGGATTGAAAGAATGGTGGAACAAGTTGTTGGCGGTCGGCAGGGGTGAGCAAGTCGCGGCAACGGCTGCAACCGTGGCGGACACCGCCGCGACCGTTGCAGATACGGCGGCAACAACCGCCAACACCGCCGCACAACAAGCGAACACGGCAGCACAAACGGGAAACACCGCCGCACAAGGTGCAAATGCGGTTGCGACCGGGGCGCAAGCAACGGCGGCGGTTGCCGGAACAGCCGCGAACATAGGTCTTGCCGGGGCGTTCCGAATGGTCGGGGCGGCTATAAAGTCAATCCCGGTATTCGGTTGGATTGCCGCCGCAATAGGGGCTTTGATTGCCGTTATATCCCATTTTGTCAGCAAGGCGAATGAGGGCAAGAAAGCGGCGCAAGAATTTTATAAATCCCTTGCGGAAAACGCATACAAGCCCATTGCGACCATTGAAGAATTGTCCTTGAAGTGGAATGCCCTTGGTGATGATTTGGAAGCCAAAAAGAAGTTCATTGAGGATAACAAGGCGGCTTTTGATGAATTGGGTGTTTCCATCAATGGGGTTACGGATGCTGAAAACTTGCTTATCGCCAACAAGCAAGCATTTATCAATGCCCAAATCGAAAAGGCAAAAGCATTGGTTTATCTTCAACAAGCACAAGAAAAGGTGAAAACCTTGTTAGAGCAGGAACAGGCGTACAACGCGATGCCGGACACCGTGACAAAAAATGTGATGGTCGGTGTCGCCGCTAATGAAGCACCCATATTCAAGCAAATTGAGGTTGCCAATGAAGCCAAAGCGGAAGCAAAGACCCAACTTGACGCATTGAGGGCTGAAATAACCAAGGGTTTTGAGAATGCAGCCCATGCAGAATCAAACGGCTTCAATCTGTTAAAGCAAGCCGGGATTGATGCGACCAAGACTTATGCGGATGGCACATTGGGGGCTATTGAACAAGCCATTCAGGTAAAGCAGGAAGCATTAAAGAACTTGACAAGCAATGCCGAATACAAAACGGCAATGCAGGAAATCGAAAAGCTGCAAAAGCAAGCGGATGCGATTACCGGGCGAAAGACTACAACCACGACCAAAACAACCACCAACACCCAAGACCCTTTCATTGAGAAGCTGAATAAGTACAAATCCGAATATCAGCGTTTCCAGAAGTGGGTCAATTCGGGTGATGAAGTCCTTGTCCGTTCCGCCAATCAGGAATTTGCCAACTTGCTTGCAGAGGGGGCGACATACATTGATTATTTGAAGAATCAGCGTGACCAAATTTTGGCGGTTGATGTGTCAGACCGCACAAAGGCGCAAAACAAGCAGTTGCGGCAACTTAATGATGCCATTGCAGAAGAAACCAAGAAAACCGTATTGGAAGCGTTCAACGAAGAATTGAATGCCCAATTGTCGAATGCCCGAACCGTCCTTGATATGCTCAATATCATTGAGCAAAGGCGAAAGGAATTGTCCGGCGATGGAACGGAACTTGACACCGCAAAGGATGATGCCCTGAATGAAGCCGAAAACAACGTGCAGGAACAAGCACGGCAACAGACTGAAACGTTGCTTGAAGAATATGCTTCTTATGTCGAGCAAAAACGCCGTCTTGAACAGCAATTCAATGATGATGTTGCCTTGATGATGCGTGAACGCGAAAAGGCAACCACCGATGCCCAACGTGCGGAAATAGACAATGCCATTCAAAACAGGACAACCCAATACAACAAGGATGTCCGCAATATCGGCGGTGTCGATTATGATGCGATGCTTGCCGAATATGGCACTTTTGAGGAACGCAAGCAAGCAATCATTGATGAATACGATGAAAAGCGGCGTGCAGCACAGGAAGCCGGGAACACGGAAATGGTCGAAGCGATAGACCGGGCGCAAGCGCAAGCCCTTTCAAAATTCGCCCTTGACGAATTACAGGCACACCCGGATTGGGAATTGATGTTTGGCGACCTTGACGAAATCAGCACCCGCAAACTTCAAGAACTGATTGATAAAATCAACAACCTTGACGGGGCTTATCTTGGTATCGAATTTGACCCGAAAGACCTTGAAACCCTCAAAAACAAAATCAAGGAAATGCAGAACGAAATACGGGAACGCAACCCGTTTAAGTCGTTGATTTCCTCAATCAAGGAATATGGCAAGGCGGCGGATGATGAAAGCAAGAAAAAAGCCTTGACGAATATGTTTGAGAGCGCAAGCGGTGCGATTGAACTTGTGGGCGGTGCTTTTGATGCCGTAACGTCCGGGTTGGAAAAGATGGGTGTCACGATGGATGAACAAACACAAGCCATTATCGGTGACATTGGCGGCATATTGGATGGAGCGGGGCAAGTCGCAAGCGGCATTGCAACGGGCAACCCCTTGTCAATCATTCAAGGGTCGGTCGGGTTGCTTTCATCCGCTTTCGACCTTTTCAACAGCCGTGACCGAAAGGCGGAAAAATCCATCAAACGCCACCAAGAAGCAATCGACAAGCTGAAAGCATCTTATGAACAACTTGAATGGGCGGTTGATAAGGCGTTGGGCGCGGAAGTGTATAACAACCAAATGGCGTTGATTCATAACATGGAGCAACAGCAAGCACACTTGCGCGGCATGATAAATGATGAGTATTCCAAGAAACACACCGACAACGGGAAAATTCAAGATTACCAAAACCAAATCGCCGAACTTGACCGACAAATCCAAGATTTGTATGATGAAATCGCCAACGACATATTGCAGACCAACGCAAAGGACTTTGCATCAACATTGGCGGATTCATTGACGGAAGCATTCAAGGCTGGTGAAGATGCGGCGAATGCCTTTGAACAAACGGTTAATGAAGTGTTGCAAAATGCGATTGTCAATCAACTTAAAAAGAAGTTCCTTGAAAACCAATTGCAAAGCGCATTGGATAGCCTTTACACCGATATGGGGTATTGGTCGGGCGACAACTTCATCTTTGACGGTCTGACGGAACAGGAAATTGCAGACTTCAAAGCCAAGGTTCAGGCGGCGGCGAACAACTACAATCAGGCGTTGGATGTTTACAAAGACTTGTTCAAGGACTTGGAAATTGAAGATGATTCGGAAGATTCATTGACGGGCGCGGTCAAAGGTGTTACGGAAGAAACCGCCGACATAATAGCCGGGCAAATGAATGCAATCCGTATCAATCAGATGGAAGCGACACAAGTATTGCGGCAATCCTTGCAAGCCTTGAACACCATTGCGAACAATACGGCTTACAATAGGTATCTTCAAGACATACTTTCGGCAGTCAGGGAATTGCAGCGACCAAGCGGCGATTCGTTACGTGCGCAAGGTTTGTCATAACCGAATATGTTTCACTATAAAACAAAGTGATATGGACTTAACAAAAGAACTTGCAAGGCAGGCAAAGAAAAATGGCATTTGCAAACCGTGGTACAATGAATTGAAGTCATTGTCGGATGGCGATGTGTGCGCGATGGCACAAATGTACTTGAAAGGCATTGATTTTTGCCTTGCCCATGATTACCCCGACAATGACTTCATTAGGGCGCATTTCAAAGGCAGAATGGAGCAATACGGGGTTTTCCTTGATGATGATATAAAAGTCGAAAATAAGCCCAAATGCGTGTGTCTTGGGGCAACTTGCGGGCGTGTTGAAGTAACCGGGTTCAACGTGTGCGAGATATACGCCAAGCACAATGCGAATTTGAATGTCATTGCAAGGGATAACGCCTTTGTGGTGATAGACGTGTTCGATGATGCCGTTGTCAATGTTTGCGCAAGCGACCGGGCGAAAGTTTGCGTGAACCATTATGTCGGCGGCGGTCGGGTTATCAAGTGCGCAACCGATGATGCGGTTGTGAAAATCATTGAGAAACAGAAAAAAACTTATTGATATGGATGCAAACAACATAATTCTTCAAATGCCATTCGATGAAAGCGATGGTTCTTTGATTGCGTATGATTACAGCCAAAACCGTGCGGATGGCACGGTGAACGGTGCGCATTTCGTCACAGGAAAGAACGGCAATGCCATTTCCTTTGCCGGGTCTGACACTTGCGAGGTATCAAAAACGGTGTTTCCGAACATGACGATTGATTTCACCTTGATGATGTGGGTGCAAAACCGTGAAGCCGACTTGGGTTCACCTCAAAGCCTTATATGGGTTCTAAACTTTTCAGGGTTGAAAAATTATGTGGAAGTACCCATTGAAGCAAAGCCCGGTTCTTGGTTTTCGCTTGCCTTGACAAAGAAATCGGGAATGTATAACTTTTATGTCAATTCTTCACTTGTCAAGACCATAAACAATTCCGGCACATTGCTTGGCGTTTCCCTGAATCAAGATTATTACGGTGGTTCTTGGGGTTTTGGCTTGTTGGATGATGTGAAGTTTTACAACCTTGCCTTGACACAAGCCGAACTTATCAACGAAATGTCAAGCAGCAAGCAACAAGGATATTTGCTTGATGGCATAAACTTCAAGGAATACGGCGTTTATGTGTCCGGGTCTGACGGTGTGTTGAACCGCCCGAAATTAAAGACCCCGGCTTCATTGTCATGGGATAACTATCACGGTGAAAGTGTTGATTTGATGCACAAGTTCTATGAACCGCGTGAAATCACCTTGTCTTGCTTTGTCAAGGCGGATTCCAAGATGGATTTCATCCGCAAGGTAACATCTTTCCAACAACAGCTTGACAAGGCAGGAACAAACCGCCTTACCATTGATGTTCACCCGGTGAAACCCTTGATTTATGAAGTCTATTGCAAGGATGCAATCGAAATCACGAAAGAATGGGATGATGAATTGATGGTTGGCACGTTCAAGTTGAAATTGGTTGAACCCGAACCCGTGAAGCGTGTGTTGAAGCATATCCGGGTTGGTGAATCGACAAAGACTTGCAATGTCAAATTGACCTCAAACAAGTACGTGAACATCTATTGGGGTGATGGAAGCGTTGATTATGACATTTGCGGTGAAAATGTAGAAATCGCGCATAATTACGCCGCCAATGGTGACTATTTCCCGGTAATTACGGGTTGCATTGACGAAATATCATTGTTTGAAACAAATGCCATTGTCATATGGGAAAGAATCTGACAAACATAATCATTACGAAAGCGGACGGAAGCCGTGTGCCTATTGCCAACAGGCGCACGGCAACCGACATTTCATCCGCAAAGCAGAAATGGGCATTGAATGCGGAAGATACCGTTCCATTGACCGTTGTATCACCTTTTCCGCAAACATTCGGCATTGGTGACAAGATAACCATATTCGGGCGCGACTACAAGTTGAACCGCTTGCCGAAAGCCAAGAAAACGGGAATGCACGAATTTCAATATGACTTGGAATTTGAGGGCATACAATACGACCTTTTCCGGGTCACATACGATGTCACCATTGACACGACCACCAACGAATTGCAGGATGTGCAGGGTGACACCCTTACCGGGGATTTGCACCGCTTTATGACCGTTCTTGTCGCCAATGCAAACCGTGTCTTTCCGGGCAAATGGGTGCTTGGCGTATGCCCCGAAACGAGCGGCGACAAGACTTTGACTTTCGGTGAATCCGATAATTGCTTGTCGGTGCTGCAAAACCTTTGCAGTGAATCGAACTTCAATGTCGAATTTGAGATTGAGCAATCAAACGGGGTTTATACAATCAACTTGTATGAAAAAGTTGGTCAGACCTTGCCATATACGTTCCAATACGGCAAGGGGCGTGGCTTGTATGAACTGACAAGGGAAAATGTTTCATCCGCAAACATAGTCACCCGGTTGAAAGTGTATGGTTCGACCGAAAACATTACGTCAAAATACCGTGCCGACCGCCTTTGTTTGCCGGGCAAGACAAAGGGACAATCATACATTGAGAAAGCCGAAATGGTGGCGAAATACGGCATTTTTGAGGGGCGCAAGAACTTCGATGATATAAAGCCGTCTTTCACGGGAACGGTTGATGCCATTGTGTCGGGCAACGTCTTGCAATTCATAGATAATGATTTTCCTTTCAACCTCAATGAAAAGGAAGCGGACGGGGTGACAACAAAGTATATGATTGCAGATGTGAAACCCAAAATCCACTTCAACACGGGCAATCTTGCCGGGTATGAATTTGAAGTACACAGTTACGACCATGCAACGCATACATTCACATTGATAAAGCAAACGGATGACCGGGGTAACGTGTTTCCGTCTGAAACGTCTTTGGCTTATCAAATCGGTGTCGGCAATGAATACAAGATTCTTGACATTGCTTATCCGCAAAGTATCGAGCAAGCGGCGGAAGAAGAATTGGAAGAAACGGGCAACAAGTATTATGACCAAAATTGCCAACCAAAGGTGCAATATGGGTTGAGTGTCACAAAGGCATGGTTGCAAAACCTTGTCGGAAGTGATGAAACGGTGACAAACGTGTTCCGACCGGGCGATTACTTGCACATTGTGGATAAAGACATTGACGTTGATAAATCCGTGCGCATACAATCACTTGAAAGGAACATCCTTGACCCATACGAATACACCCTTACCATATCGGACACGGTTAAAACAAGTGTGACAAACCGGGTGATTTCCGACCTTATAGACATTGACAAGGTTATCACCATAAACAACTTGAAAGACCCGGTGCGGGCGCGGGCAAATTGGCGTACAAGCCGCGAATTGTTGAACATGGTGTTCGACCCTGACGGCGATTATTACAGCGACAAGATAAAGCCCTTGTCGATTGACACATTGGCATTGTCGGTCGGGGCAAAGTCAATGCAATTCGGATTGACAAATACGGTCTTTCAACCCAATTACGGGGGCAATTCAAATGTCGTGAAATGGCAAGGCGGTGTCTTGACCCATTACACCATCAATGAAGAAACGGCGGTGTCTTGGGTCATGGCTGACGGTTCAATAACCTTGTCAAAGAATCAAGCATATTTCCTATATGCGAAATGTGCCAAGAATGGTGATGCCGGAACATTCATCTTTTCGACTTCACAAATTAAGGTTGAACAGGATGCCAATTATTATCATTTCCTTATCGGCACAATATCGAGCATTGACCCGGAATTGAAAGTGCGGTCTTTGTCCTTGACTTATGGTTTTTCAATGATAAACGGTCGTTTCATCAAGACCGGGCGCATTGAATCGGCGGACGGCACGACATATTTTGACCTTGACAATTCGGAAATCGGCGGTCGTATTGTGTTCAATTCCAATGGTCAGGAAAAGACCCTTGAAGAATTGGGCGATGAAGCACTTGAAAGCAAGAATTTCATCAACAACACCTTGCCGGGCTTGCTTGCCGAAATGCAAGCGCAACTTGACGGGCAAATTGAACAATTCTTTGAAACATACAACCCGACATTGAGCAATGCCCCGGCGAATGAATGGACAACGACCCAATTAAAGGACAATCACTTGGGCGATTTGTTCTACAACACGGCAACGGGCGCGGTGTTCCGTTTTGTCAAGGAAAATGGAACTTACAAATGGTCGCAACTTTCAGATGCGGAAGTCGCACAAGCCATTGCCCTTGCGCAAGATGCGCTTAATCTTGCAAAGGATAAGAACCGCATATTCACGACAACCCCTTACACGCCTTATGAAGTCGGCGATTTATGGGTTCAAGGCACAACCGGGGATATTATGCGTTGCATAAGGGCAAGAGCATCCGGCAATTATTCTTCAAGCGATTGGCAAAAGGCAAGTAAGTACACCGATAACACGGCATTGAACAACTTTATCAACGGCACTTATTCGGATGATATTGCGGACTTGACTTCACAGATTGACGGCAAGATTGAAACGTGGTTTCAGACAACCGACCCGGCGGCAAGTTGGACTACAACGGCAATTAAGAAGAAGCACGTTGGCGATATGTGGTATAATTCAAGCGCGCACAAGTTAAGGAGATATTCAAGTTCATATTCTTGGGTAAACATTGACGACCAAAAGGCACTTGACGCATACAGCCTTGCAAGCCAAGCAAAGGACACGGCAGACGGCAAACGGCGTGTGTTCGTTTCAACCCCTTATCCGCCTTATGATGTAGGCGATTTGTGGGTCAATGGAACGGACTTGAAGCGGTGTGCCGTTAAGCGAACAAGCGGTTCATATATCGCAACGGATTGGGTCAAGGCGGTGTCATACGACAATACAAAGACGGTCATTGACGGCGGTTTGGTAACGTCCGGCACAATACAGGTCGCCGGAAGTACATCAACCATCCTTGCGGGTATGACCGGGCAAGGTACGGCGGCAAGTTCCGTGCGCTTTTGGGCTGGCACTTCATTTGAAAACCGTGCTTATGCCCCTTACAGGGTGATGCAAGATGGGTCGGTCGTGATGGAAAAAGCGACCGTCAAGGGTGAAGCATACATCAACAAAGGCACAATCACCAATGCCGATTTGAACAATGTAATCATAAAAGGGAGTATTGCCAACGCATTTCGGAATGGTTATTACAAACTTGGCGGTTCGGCAGGGGGTGAAATCATTGTGTCCACATTGGGATTGCATAATAATAACAATGTTGTCATTACGGGTACAAGCGGTGGTGGTTGGAATATGGCATTCACAATTCCTTTCACTTTGGAATATAGCGGTTTCCGGGCAATCATTATGAATGATTACTTCAATGGTCAAACCCCGGTCGGTGTGATTGTAAGCAATACAGCCCCAAGCGGAAAATACTTCTATGAAAACGGCAGGACTTACAACACCTTGTCGATAAACCCTTATGAAGCCGTTGAAATGATTGGCTATGGGGATAATTCAAAGTTTTATGGATGGATTATCTTGCGCCGTTTCTATACAAAGGCAACCAATATGCGCGGATTGCCTTTCAAGGTGTCTTATATGGGCATGGTGAACCAATCGGGCGGCTTGATAAAGTTGCACCGATACGACACGGCGACAATCACAACTTCAAGGCTTGGCACGGGGCATTACAGGGTAAGGATAAGTCCGGGCTTTTCAAGTGTGAATAATTACTTGGTTTTCGCCACGTGTGATTCAACAAGTCAAGGTTCGGTCGGAAGATATGCAAGCATCTATGCAAAGAATACGACTTATTTTGACGTGTACACGGGTGATGATGCAAGTGCCAATGATTCGGGATTTTCCTTTATGATTGTGAACACAACAGACTTTACCGGGTAAAAGTTGTGCTTGTGTTATCCACAATGTTTTATAGTAAAACAATAACAAGTTAATTTTGCAAACAAAACTTTTTGATTATGAGTGAAACAAGAAGCGGCGAAACGGTGTCCGCACAAATCGGAAAGATGGGAGCGATTGACAATCTTAACAATGCTGATTTCAGCTTGCCGGACGGTCAATGCTTCAACGTCAAGAATGACGGCACGCAACCCGTGAAATTATCGGTGCAGCTTGCCGGAATGAATGACGGGGAATTTATCGAAACGCAATTTGATTGCGGTTGGAATCCTGAAATTGTAAAGACGGTGAAGCAAACTTCATTGTCAGGTACTAACTTAAAATGGGGCTATTGATATGGGATTGATTATTGGGGTCGGCAACACAAAGCCGACATTCGCTTATGATTATTATTATGGCATTGAATGGGATGCCACGGTGTCAAACCCGCACCCGACAAGGGTCGGCAAGATGGAACTTCACAAGGAATTGCCGTTGCAAAGCCTTATCCGGCGTTGCATCCTGAAAGACAATGGCGAAGTGAACTATTACTTGCACGCCAATGATTCGACAAAGCGCGACACAGGGGCGGCTGCAAACCTTACAGGGGCTGATGGGCAATACATGGATGAATTGCCCGATATGTATGTGCGTTTTGAAACTGACGGCGATAAAAGCCGCCATTTGCAGTCCACCGAACCTTTGCCCGGCTTCAAACTTTGGCGCAAAGACTATGTTTCGGCGGTTGAAGCGACCGTCCAGCGTTCAACCCAAACATTATGCGCGGTCGTGAACAAAAGCACGGATTACAGGGGCGGCAACAACAATGCCGACCGTGACGGCACTTATCGTTCACAGCTTGGAATGCCCGCAACGGTTATTTCATTGACCAATTTCCGCACGTATGCAAGAAAGCACGGTTCAACGGAATGGAATTGCAACTTGTATCAGACACACAAAAAGTTGTGGTGGCTCTTTGCCGTTGAGTATTGCACATTCAATTCGCAAGAGGCATTCAATGCCGAATTGACGGACGATGGTTATCACCAAGGCGGCTTGGGTTCGGGTGTGGCAACCTTGGATTGGACGAGGTGGTCAAACTTCAATGGCAATTATCCTTTTGTGCCTTGTGGTGTAACAAACAGCCTTGGCAACAAATCCGGGTATGTTGAATTTACCATGCCATTTGAATATGATGCAAACGGTGAAGCCAACTACAAGGGTGAATATAGTGCCGCGACCGCATACACCGCCGGGCAATACGTGTCACAAGGTGAATTGCTATACACTTGCAAAGCAGATGCAACAGCAGGAACGGCATTAACCGACACAACCCATTTCACGCCCATTACACGTAAGGTCGTGCAAGTACCGTCTTATCGCGGTGTTGAAAATCCTTTCGGGCATATATGGAAGTGGACGGATGGTTGCAAATGTCTTATTCAGAGTGAAGCGGACGGCGGACTTTCTGAATTTTACGTTTGTGACGACCCGGCGGCATTCACAAGTTCCGGCACGTTGAACTATGAGTTGCGCGGCAACTTGCCCCGGAAAGAGGGTTATGTAAAGAAGATGATACTTGGTGAGGATGGCGAAATCATGCCGCTTGAAGTCGGTGCGGGTTCGACAACTTACTTTTGCGATTACTTCTATACCAACATTCCGGCAAGCGGTGTATCAGAACGTGGCGTTTTGTTCGGCGGTGCTGCGAATGGTGGTGCGCTTGCGGGGTTCGTGTATGCGAATGCGAATCACGCGGCTACGTATGCGAGTGCGAATATCGGTTCTCGGCTTTGCTTTTACCCGCAAATCGAAGCGGCGTAAATCGGCAAATCGGGTGGCAAATATGATTTTGGAATCTGAATGAAAAATAAAACAAAGGTTGTCCGATGTCGTGGCGTTTTGTTCGGCGGTCGTGCGGCTAATGGTGCGCCTGCGGGGTTCGTGTGTGCGAGTACGCCTAACACGGCTACGACTACGTCTGCGAATTTCGGTTCTCGGCTTTGCTTTTACCCGCAAATCGAAGCGGCGTAAATCGGCAAATCGGGTGGCAAATATGATTTTGGAATCTGAATGAAAAATAAAACAAAGGTTGTCCGATGTCGTGGCGTTTTGTTCAGCGGTAATGCGAATAATGGTGCGAATGCAGGGTTCGTGTATGCGAATACGAATAACACGGCTACGAATACGAATGCGAATATCGGTTCTCAGCTATGCTTGTAAAAATATAGTTGCATATCGGAAACCTTGCCACAAAAGCAGCCCGACCGGGGTTGCATGAGTTGGGCAAAAGCCCAACGGCAAAAAACAAATTAGGTAAAACGGTTTTGGTAGGGGCAACCCGAAGAATCCTAATATACAAGCAAACTTGAAGTGAAAGGCAATGAAAAGAATTGGCAACTTGTTTGACCGGGTAATCAGCATTGAAAACTTGCAGCTTGCCGACCAAAAGGCAAGAAAAGGCAAGTTGCGGTCTTATGGCGTGCAGATGCACGACAAGAACCGTGATGCCAATATCCTTGCCTTGCATGAGAGTTTGAAAAACGGAACGTTCAGAACATCCCAATATCATATCT